TACCAAATGCTCCACCTGCTAATGCACCACCACTACCGTCTAGTTTTATTTGATCGTCAGCTACTGAAGTATCATGTACAGCGCCTGCATCTAAACAGGTCCCTATAACAAATTCAGCAGTAGAATCAGTAAAAACTATTATAGCTTTTGCATTTTCTGCATCACTAGCAATATCAGCGTGAAAGTGAACTTCCATGCCTTTATTACTATATGCAGATGGCAATCTAAATGAAGCAGTGTTAGCAGAAACATTTACAAAATACCTGTTACCTGCATCTGCTGATGTTAAAATAACAGTCTCAGCACCAGCAACACCAGTTCCATCAGCTGAAGGTTTTACGTGTTTGATTTCACCTGTTGCATTATCAACAGCATTATCGAACTTATTTTGTCCATACATTGGATTTCCCATAATATACCTCCTTATGACCAGATGGCGTGTGTCTCAGGACAACACCATTCCATGCCAGCTTCTGTTAAGATTTGATCTACTCTTCTGTCGACCCCAGAGTTTTCAAGTGTTTGCACACCAACGTAGACCGCTGTATCTCTATTAATACCATTACCTACTAATGGTCTATAAGCACAATATTTCATATTGATACCCATCATTTTAACTGCAGTACCGTCTAAATGCACGTTTCTAACAACGTTCATATCACCGTATATAGTTGAAATAGTAGTAACATCAATACCAAATACTTTCTTTTTACCTGCCATTGTAAAATCAGCTCTACCCATTACTGAAGCATCAGCAGCTGGGTTAGTAGTCCCACCAGGAACAACCATACCGATATTATTAGCAAAGTATCCAGATAATTTATGTAGCCAATTGTATACTGCTGTAGAACAGAAGAATACAGTTGAACCAGCATTATTATATCTAGGATCTAATAAAGCTGACATATCATCTAAGAAAGAATCTTGTGATTTAGTAGCAACATCTAATGAAAAAGCATTACCATATGTAGAAATATAGTCTACAGCACCTTGAGTAGTGTTGTATGTTGAACTTTGATTTCCAAATAATAAAGCACTTTCAATGTCCCACTTATGCTCGATCAGTTTTTCTTTCCAGATTCTAGCCCACTCGTTACCTTCATACTTAAGAACTGTAGCTCTATCAGTATTATTCATCACACATGATGTTTTGAAGATTTGAGTTTGACCATAAGCTGAAGAGTAAGGCTGATCTGCCCAAGTTTCAGGATACCCAGTACCAGCACCAAATGCAGTACCAACTACATAGCATTTAAAAGCTTCAAGAATTTCTTGACTAGCCATTTTGCCAGATGGTGTAGATTCATAACCTAAGTTAGCTGCACCATCAACTGCTGTACCACCTGTAGTTGTTGCTTGCATAAAGTTACTTGTTGCAGGTGCTTTTAAACATGTAGCATTAACAATAGCTTTATTAACTGTTGCGCTAGATGAAGAATTAACACCTTGAGTAGTAAGATCTACTGAATTAACTTTCCATAGAGTGTAATCTGTCAACTCTGATGCAAGGTTGTTCAATGTATTTGTAGCCCCTACAGGTATCTTTATGATTTGACCAGGAATAAAGAATTGAGGCTGTGTGCCTTCAACACCTTCTTGGTATGTGTGTGTTTGACCATAAATATTGGAATTATTTCCATTGCTATTATAATCAGTAAAAAAACCAAAAGAATATACATCACCTGCTGCTGGATTAGGTGTAGCTTGTGTAACATCAGTTGCTGGAATTGCTGCAGCACCTGTATCATAATCAGCTAGGTATGCATACCTTTTAGTGTATGACGATCTTTTTTCAGTAAATTTGAAAGAAGGATCATCGGTTGGTTTTTTAGAAACCATACTAATGAATCGAAAGAACGGATCTTGCGCCAATGCTAATTCAGATACATAGTCGCCGAAATTATACTTTCTACGTAATGCACCCGTATTTAATTGGGTAGAAGATTCGCCTCTTTCAATCGAACCAGAAGTATAATTACTTCCAGTTACGTTTAAAATATCAGACATTTTGTCTCTCCTTTGAACTTATTTTATTAAGCTTGGACAGACATAAAATTCAATAATTATACGCCTTATCCAAACAGATTATCAACGCCACCGTCAAATCCTAGAATATTTTCAAAGACTTCCCTGTCTTGATTTTTTTCTACTTTTTGACTGTTGGCTCCCGAAGCAGACGTAGGCATGTTTCTAACATTTTTCATTTGATTCATCATATCTTGTTTAGTAGAAGCAGCTACATTTGATTGCATCTGATCTTTATTTACGATATAATTAATATCATCTAATGTCATTTTATGATTTTTTGCTTTAGCTTTGAAGTTAGCAAAATCTTCTTCAGACATATTATGTTTTTTCATAAACTCAGATTCTTGAGTTTTTCTGGCCTCTTCTAATTTCATTTGATTAGCACGCTTTTTTTCGTTATCAATCATAGATGACATTCTTTGTTGAACTAAAGAATCAACATGTGCATTCATAACTCTTGCACTGTCTGATTGAGGATCGGTCATTGCTTCTTGCTGATCAAAAACAAAATCTTCATCAAGTCCCATTTTGTCTTGAATAGTTTTTGCTGGAGCTCCGCCACCTTCAAAATAATCTTGAACATGTTTTACTAGTCCACTATCACTTTTCAATGCGTCAAGAATTGGCACAAAAGGTTCTACCTTTGTAAATGCCTCTCTCCACTTAACAGCTTCCCTACTACTATCTTTGTAGCGCTTCTCCCAATCTGTGCTGTTAGCAGATTGTTTCTTTTGCTTGTTGGAGCCAGTATCGTTATTGGCGTGGGTTACCTGTTCGGGGCCACTGTTTTGATCCTGGGTTACCTCAGGGCTTCTATCTCTTATTCCTCCATTTACCTCTTGATCGAGTGTATTGAAAAAATCATCAGAGCCTGAAGTGAATGGTTGTAAGTTAGCTTTTGAATTAGGATGCTCTCCTCTTCCGTAAGATTCAGATGCTGCTTCCAATGAGCTTTCTTTCATTCCAATTTCAGGGTTACCTTGATTTATTTCTTGAGAACTCATATTGTTCCCTCCTTTTTGTGAATAAAATTATTGTTGTAGTTTATTCAGAATTATCTGTATTTTGCAAGTCTTTTTTTCTTTCTTTTAACATATCTTCATTTCTCATCCTTGTAAGTTCAGCATGATTAGCCATTGTCCCCCTCAATAATTTTTGCTCTCCCTCAGTTTGAGTGAGTTGTTTACCAAGTTTAGATTTGACTTGTTCTTTTTGTTTGTTGATTTCTACATCAGCTTGCATTACTTTTTGTTTAATTCCTGCTTGAACTAATTGTCTTTCTAATGTTTCTATAGTTCCGTCTTTATCTTTTATAGCTTCTTGCAATTGGCCTAACTGTCCTTGTAATTGAGAATATAAAGATTTTCTTTGAACTATTTTTTCTTTATTCTTTAAATCAGTTTCAGCTAATACAGCTATATCATCTACTACACCTAATTGCATTAATTGTTTTAATTCTTCTAAATATGCCCATCTATTTACAGGCATTGTTGAACCCGAAATTACTCGTATATCAAATCTTAATGTTGCAATATCCATTGATTTTCCTATAGCTTGTCCCATATCATTGTAAACAGGAACATTTATTTCTTGAGTTTTGCCTTCTTGTATAGCACTAGGCTGTATAATTCTAAACTTTTTATTAGCAGTATATGTTGCTTGAGAAAATTCTAAAATAACTTCTCCTAATTGTCTTAATGCTGGTTCAATACAATTAGACATCCATTGTTTAATTCTTCTAGTTCCATATTCATCTAAAGCTAACATACCTCTATATGTTTCTGCTGATCCTGCAGAATCTCCCATCATAGAGCTATATATACCTGCTAAATACTCCATATCACTTTTTCCTTGTTGAACAATTTGAAAAAATGCATTTGATAATGGTGCTGGCATTACAGGTGTAGGTCGTTCAACTCCTGGCCTAATAGGTAATAAAGCGCCTGGGCTAGAAGCATATTTTTCCCACACATCTGGATCAACACTGCCTTCTTCATACATCCATCTTAAACTACTTCCCAATGAAGCATTATGAACCATAATTTGATGAGCTTTATTTATTTCTTTTTGTTTTCCAATTAATGGTGCTACAGCACTTATTGGATAAGGAGTTCCTGTCCATTTAAAATGAAATGGTACTATAGGATATTCTTTAACAGTTTCAGGTAGAATGTTTTCATATAATATTTTATCTCCTGCTACACAAGTTTGCTTTATTCTGTTACTGTAAAATTCTACAGCTTCAATTATATTTTTAGCAAATTCTTCATCGTTTAAAAAGATTTTGTATTCTTTTTCAGTTATAATATTATTTTCTATTTTTGAAGCTTCATTTTGTAATTTACTCATAACTTCTTTAGAGTAAGCTTCTAATTGTTGCATTGCTTCATCTTGGGCTCTTTTCATTTCTAGCTCAAATCTCTCTGGAAGCATTCCTCCGTTTTGAACAGCTTGTTGCATTTGCTGTTCTTTTTCCATTAATTCTACTTCTATTTCAGCTTGCATTTCTTTTACCATTACATTTAGCTGTTTTTTTAACTGTTTCATTGCTTCAGGATTTGGAGGAATCCTGTAAAACATATTTATATATTTTACTTTAATTTTTTCATATACTTCAAAAAATTCTAATAAATTATCCATTTCACCTTCAGGAGTAACTCCTTGAGAAGCTCCATCAGCAGCATCGTTAAATGTAAAAAGTTTCTGATCTCTATCTCCCATTCTTCTTAAAGAAAATGTTCTTTGATAGTTTTCATCACTGCTTGCTTGAGATATTTTTCTTTTAAAATCTGGAAATAACTGCATTAAGTGATTTTTAGGTAAAACTTTTCTAACCATGATATATGCAGCATCTTTAAATAACATATCTCTAGATTTAGGATCAACATAAACATCAAAAGGTTCAGGCTGTTGAACTATAACTTCTCCCATTCCATTATCAGCATCTTTGTCTACTGATATTAATAAATAACCAATACTTTTTGTAATACAATCATTTATAGCATTTGCATATAAAGTTTGCCCTTTTGAATTGTGCCAAACATAATCAGATAAATCTGAAGCTACTGCTGCTACATCAGAATCACTTCCTTCTGCTGCTATAGCTTGCCATCTAGGATTATTTGCAGTAGCGTAAAAATTCAACATTTCAACAACTGGTAAAATTCTATTAATAGTAAAAGTAGGCATGCCTTGATCTTCTAAAGCTGTTTGCTCTTCATCTGTTAATTGTTCATCATGAGCAAATTCATATCCTTTTTGATTTATACTTTCCCATTGTTGCCTTGTCCAATTATTAGACAAGTTAAATAAATTTCTTATAATATCTGCTTTCTTTTTAGCCATTATTTATTCCTTTATTTGTACGATCTTTTTATTCTTGCAGCCTTTCCATTAGTCTTAACTCTTTTTTTTCTAGCTTTAACAACTCTCTTTTTAGGTGTAGCTTTAGCTTTTGATACTTTCTTTTTTTTATATATAGCCATTATTTACTCCTTAATTCAAAATGTGGGAAATCGTCAAAACGATTATCCATAACTTCAAAATCCATATCCCAATCTCCACCCCATCTTAATCGGATGTCCATAGACCTAGCAATGCCAAGCACAAACCCAGCGAATAAAGTTTGCCGCTCCCGATCATCCCAGTCAACAGGATAAGGGGTAACATCAACAGCCAAACTAGGACTACTATTGTGACGACCTTTTGGATATTTAACTTTAGTTTTTCCTTCTTCAAATAATTTATTTTGCCTTTCTTCACTTCTATGCCCCTCCAATACAGAACAATCTACATATTTAATTACTTCGTTAAATACTTTTTGTAAGTCTTCGTGACAAGTTGCAAGTCTTTTTTTTGAACTTTTTCCAAAACTAGCCATTATTCATCCTCCATAATCCCTTTTTCTTTTTCAAGCATATCAAAAACTTGTCTATTTACTGGATCACCACCACCTGATTTTTTATATACTTCTTCTTCAGTATAAATTTTTTGCTGATCAAAAGACAATTCTATACTAGGAGGAGTGAAAGTTCTATCAATTATTTCTCTCATTTCTTCTATAGTAGTACTATCTGATAATGCTTTATAATTGCCTGAATCAAAATCTTTTAAAGCTTCTTCATTATTTAACTTATCTATTTTTTTTTGATATGTATTTTCTAAACCTCCGCCTGCATCATATGCTGCCTGATTTCCTCCCCAAGCTTCTTCGTTTAATTGCCCTAAAACAAAGGCTATATTTGAACCATATTTTTCTGCTATTTTTATCATTCCATAATAATGTCTTAACTGATCTTTTTCTTCTGGTGTTATGTGTCCAACATCAACAGATTGTTGTAATTTAAAATTTATAGCATCAACCATAGATTCAGGACTAATTAATTTATTTGTTTTGAAATCTTCCCATCTTTGCGCTTGTTGTTCTAAACGTTTTAAATCTTGTTTTTGCTTAACAGGAATCTCTACTTCTTCTTCTGCAAATTTTGCTTTGTCTGCAGCTAATTGTTCTCTATGTTCCTTAAAACTCGTCATTATATCTCCTATGCTGTAACCCAGCTTTTTGCCTTCCTTTTTTTCTTATACCACCCACCCTTATTTTTACTCATGCCTTGCGGTGGATGTGCGTACTTACATGCGTAAGCTAAAGCATCAATTGTATCATCATGTGCCATACGAGGGCCAAATGTCATTATCTCTCTATGTAGATCGTACTGTGTTTTCTTTATGTGCACTTGACCTACTGAAAATCTTTGTGCTAATATTTCTTGTATTCTGTCTCTTTTACTCATTCTATTACCAGGCTTTTCTTCTTTAAATGGAATTATAAACTGATTCCTTCTTCTCATTTCAGCTCTAATAGCTTGAAATATAGGTTTAGACATTGTCGTGTCTTCTATTGTAAAAAGCGTTGGATTATAAAATTTAGCGTATTGAAATATATAATCCACTATCCCTTTTTTATCTGTCCCAGGGACACCCAATACTGGCAAACTCCTGTCCCTAATATAATCAAGAACATAAATACTATTATCTGGGGCGACTGCCACAGCAATAATAACAGAGAAATCCGAATTACGCCTTGCAGAATCAGTTGCGGGATCAACGCCAACAAAAATATTACAAGGCTTGGCATCTTCGCCATTAGGAATAACATATGTAATTCCGCTTTCCCTGTCATTTGTAAATTTTCCATCCCAGTATTGTATATGCTCTCTATTAAAAATAGAATCTTCTTCTGATTGAACTTCCATCATATACTCTTGATAGAATTTTTGTGGAGTTCCAGAATCTTGATAAAACTTTTTCTTTCTTTCCATTTCCTTATGACCAAACCACGAAGGCCATAAAGGCGTACCATCTTCTTGTAAAGCTTTATAGGTAATTACTTTCCAGCTGTAATCTACGTCTTCTTTTTTAGCTTGTTCATAGCCCATTAAAATCTTTTGTATAAATGCATCAAAATGAACAGGTGTTCCATTTATTCTAAGTCTTCCAGTTTTCGGTTCCAGGGCAGGAAATACCACTGCGGTAACGAGGTTGGAAATCTTTGCTCTTGACTCTGATGTAACTGTATTGTTTTCGTCTTCAAAGTCATCAAGTACAATAAGGTCATAACGCTTATGTAACTTGGCACCACCACGAATACCAGACAGATTAGACTTACTAATAAGTTTACAGCCGTTTGAAAGCTCGATATCATCTTCTGTCCATTTTTTACCCTTTAAGCTACCGAAATAATAAGAAATTTTTTCGTTATATTCCAAGTGATATTTTATATAATCTAAATTAGGTACTGATATTTTAGACGAGGCAGCAACCCAGCCGTAAAATAAAGGTTCGTTAGTAAATAAAAAATCATGCAAAATACTGCATTTAGTTAATACTGTTTTTCCATGCCCCCTAGGAAGTATTACAGCTAACTGTCTATAGCTAAAATCATTTAAAGCATCTGCAACTTGATAATGAAAAAAAGGAGATTCAGAACGCATAAAGTCATCAGGAAGAAATAGTTTCCCAAAAGCAATTAAATCATTCTTTGCTAGCATAAAAGCTTCTTCTTCTTTTGACACATTATGGAGATTAATATTACTCATCGTATATTTTAGGATCTAATCTATATTCCTTATCTACCTCATATATATCCATAAGTTTATTGCAAGATTTCGCAACTGCTGAATAATATTCTTTTTCAGGAGTATTAGTGGCTTTAGCCATCCTCCCAACGTTACATTCCAGTGGTCTATCTTCATATACTCCGCACTCACCTTCTTCTGTTAAATAAATACATGCTCCATTTTTTCCCATTGGAACAATCCCCATTTCAGCTTGTAAATAGCAACAGGCTGTACATTTAGAACATTGAAAACTTTTCATTCTTGATCTAAAAAATTCTCTCGCCTTTCTTGTCTTCTTACATCTTGAATCATTTTATCTTGCACACCTACAACTTGATTTGTTTTAGTATCATAGTAATCTCCTTCTCCGTCAAGATTAATATATCTAGTGCTGTTTAAATCTCCTTTAAATTCAGAAGGAAGCTCTTCTCCTGGTTTAGGAATAGATACTCCTTTATAGTAAGCATTTATATAATCATAATCTCTGTTTGAAGGATGGTTAATATCTTTATGCAAGCCTAAGGCTGCTGCTACTTCTGCAAACCATTGTTGTAATGTTATATTATCGTTATTCATAGTCCCCTTTTATTCTGAGCTAATTTCTTTAGGTCTTTTAGCTCCTGCAATTACTTTTTCATCAAACCCTTGAAATACTGCACCTGATATTTGAGTAACTGAAGTTTTGCTTTTATCTTCAAGATCCATTATATCAGCTAACTTAAATAATGCCTTTAGCTTAGTCTCATCCTTTTCAGAAGCCATAGCAATAGTATATATATTCCTCAATATACTTGTTTCATTTATGCCCAATTCTTCTAATACTGGCTTTAACTCTTCTTTCATTGCAGTCCTTATCCTTGTTGTTTTAGTAAGTTGTCCAGCACGTATTCCTGCATAGTGCGGGTCATTTGTCGGAAATGCCTTTAGATACGCCATACGAGCATCCATTCCAGATGCAATATACTGGACAAAAATCTCTTCACGGCTAGACAGACCCTTCCGATCTTCTAACCTTTGATCTCTGTCTATGTTACCTCCAAAAGAATATATATTAACTCTTTTAGAAGTATCCATCTTTGAATTCTTTGACACAACAAATGTGCCTGTACAAGTACCAATATATTTAACCTGACGCACTTTTCCTTTTGGCTTCATCATTGTTCCTTGTCTAAGGATCTGAATAACGCAACCATCGTCAGCTTTAACCCAGTCAGTTATATGACCATCCCTCCAATCCTCATGGTAGCTTATATCTGATGGCACTTCATCTATTGTGTCAAATACTGTGTGATTAATTTTATTTACTTTATAATGTCTCATTCTAATACCCCAAACTCCGCCAGGATGTTTGGATGGCTATATATTAAGAAAAACCTAAAATATCGCAATCTAAATATTTATCAAGATATTCTTCCATTTCTTCTGATATCTCTAAAATCTCTTCATTGATTGCAAATTTGTAATTACTACTACAAGACTCTTCTAAATGTTTAATTTCTCCTGTATCTGGATCAAACATAATAATTAGCTTATACTCTTTTAATTTCATTTTGATATAGTTAGCCCCTGTACAATCAAGATTGTTTTAAAAAATTTAACAGTGAAACTTCCTCTAAGCCAGTTATACTCTCCCATACTCAGATTTATATTCAAGTCCTTTTTATCGGTTATTGGGGACAAACTCATTATCCTATATGGTGAGCAACCCAACTTCTGACCCTTAAAGCAGAACGATTCACACGTGTACTTTCTGGGTGATAATTAAAAAAAACTGTAATTACCGATGTTGAAATATAGCAAAAGATATTTAATATAAACAAGAGGTTTTAAAAATTGTAGCATTTTGGTGTGTGGTCTTTTATATATTGGCCACCCCTTATCAGGGGATTTTGACTATCGTTTTTAGGTTATTTTTGATTTATTTTTTGTGTTATTTTTAGAAACTACGGAGAAATACTAATGAGTGTAAGATTAAAAGCTGGATGGGATAGAACATCAACTGTTAGATTGCCTGAAGGGAAAACTAATATAGATATAGCTACTCCTTTAGGTAGTGCAATGGCTGGTAATATGATCAGAGTTCTTAAGAGTGCTAATACTATGGAAGATGTAGGTAATGCATTAACTTTGTTCAACTCTGTTACTACTAGTGATAGCAGTACACAAGGCCGTGTTCTTATTGGTAGAGAAGAAAAATATATTCTCTCTAATGGTAAGAAAACTGTTGAAGTTGCTGATGCTAAAGCTATGGATAGTTTGTTATCTAATGGTTGGACGCTTCAGGATACTAAGACTGAAGATATTTACGACGAATAGTTATGAAAGGGGATGTTTAATTATGTCCCCTTTTTACTATTATTATTTATTCTTAGTAGTATTAGGTATATATTACGAAAGGGAAGGTATTTAGGGGTATTCTAACTCCAATACACACATATGCACACAATATATATATACCAACTTATACTAAACATATGATTTAAAGTATATGGTGGTGAGGTTAACAAGTTCCTATTAAATAGGTGGAATACATGCAAAAACCTAAGAGATAGCATCTCAAAGCCACCATAGAGCGCATAGTATTAAATTACAAGGCGTTAATAATAATATCTATAGTGATAGCTAACTATGGATGAGCAACTGAAGAATCGGTTATGCTTCACCCATTCTCTAGTCATTTACATGTGATGATTAGCAGAAGAAAAGGCAACCCTACATCGGGTGTTATAATAGATAGGTTATTGTTAGCTGTAACCTTTAGCTATGTAAATGATAAGTATTACATTATTAGATAGCAATCAAAAGATTTAATGGCGGAAGGGTAAAACGGTTTAAACGCTTGGCTCATAACCAAGAGACATCTGGTTCGACTCCAGTTTCCGCAACAAAAGACTATGTAAGTGAATAACTTATAAAGATATTGGCAGTCATTATGACGTAAGAATTAACCAAGCCACTTATATAGCAGAAGATTTAAAGCTTTGGTACATATTTAATGAGATAATCAATGACGATTGGTTATTGTAGTTAATATGTTAAATGATAAACCTGTGAAAGTGTTTTGCATAAAAGTACACAGGTATTGTATCTAAGAGATGTCTAATGTTATTATCAAATGATAGTAATATGAGTGTAACTGCTTAGATATGAGTAAATGTAAACGAGAACATAAAAGAGAATGGGATGATACCCAAGAGATTTTATGTCGGCATTAATCTATACTATGAATCTAACTCGTAGCTCTGAGATGTATAGAATATAACATTCCTGTAGTGGGATCCTGCAATGTAATAGTAGACAAAACTATTATGAGTAGAGTGATGACAGTCATTGTTGTGTGTGTCGTGAGGCCAAAAGCCCATAAGAGTATATCATTTTGAAGGTAATCTCAAATCCTTCATCAGCCCAAGTTTTAATTATTATATCCCAATCTATTATTGATCGAAAGCTGACGTCTAGCTGAAACTAGGTCCCTTTTGTACCTTTAATAGTAGGAATCGAGTATACTCCAGTTCACCTGAGCAGTGACGGTATCAGTAGGTTTCGTGGGATATATAACATTTTATAATTAAGGAGAATAAAGCGTAATGAAAATTATAACATTAAAAGAAAAACTGAAACATGATTGGTGGTTTTCAGATGGAACACAGCCTATAAGCAATGGTAATACTTGTATAGTAATAGATGAAGATGAAGACAGTAAGCCTACATTCTTTATTTCTTGTTGCAGTAATTGTGGTGATTACAATATTGAAGATATAGATGATATAATTGATCTAACAAAGGAGAACGAATAATGCATTTAGATGAAACTATTTTACAAAGCAGGACAACATTAAATATAGTAGAATATATTGATGAATTAATGGACTTTTTAGAAGAAGAAAATGTGAATATTAACATGAGACTTGTAAGAAAATATCATCACATTAAAAGACTAAGTGAAAAAGCTAAAACTAAGCGTACAAGATCATTAGAATATATTAGTGCAACAACAAAGGGAGAGATAGATGAATAATTTATCAAAAAGCGTAATACTACTGGGTATAGACTGGTCAAAAGCAGCGAAGAAAGTAGCTGACAAAGAGATTAAAGTAGAGAATTCAGATCTTTACAAAGTTATCAATGATTTAGATATGCAATTTAAGAAATTACGCTGATAACCCAGAGCTAGGATGTTATGTGATAAGCAAACACACAAGACAATGCATATAGCATCCTAGTGCAATTTAAAGGAGAAATGATATGATAGTTTATATATTAATGCTTTGTTTAAGTATTAGTGTTGTAATGTTTTCAATTGTTGGTTTAATTTTATTAATTACAGAATAGTTGTAAGGAGATATTATGCCACAAGGAAAACATAGACAATGGGGCGAAATAGATATGTTGTATTTTTGTCCTAATAATAAAATTGTATGGCAGTATGATAGACATAGAAAAGTACATTTATATCAGAACTTGCCATCATATGGATTACCAAGAAAAGAATTACCGCAATAGATCATTGTGGTTTTAGTTATATATGCAGACGGGTTGAACGGCAGTTGAGGTCGACTATACACAGCGTCAGTGGCTTATGGAGTATATATAACAGGATATGTATCAAGCGAAAGAAATAAAGCTAAAGGCTGTTACGTATAATCTGAAGCGGAAGAGTATTTAAGGCGATATAGTAGTAATAATAAAGACGTGGTCAACGACTGCGCATATGAATAGTACAATCTACTTGTGTGGAAATATCCTTCTATTACTACGCCACACACTAGTTTATATATATACAGGTTATTAATATAATATACTTAAGACCCTGTATGAATTGGCTGGCATACCTAACAGGAAAGTTTAAAAGCAACTGCAGTGCACTTTCAAAGTATGCCAAATCTTAGTCCAACCTGAAAGATCTCTTCGGAATCCGAGTAAGGGTAGGGATAATGACCTAGATATTTTCAAAAAGTAACCTGGTGGAAGTTGCGTAACATTATATCAATACGGTCGGGGGACGACATGGCTGATCACTAAAAACACCTCTAAATAACAGATGGATCGCCCCAAAGACTTAATAACAAGGAGAACTTAACAATGAGTAAATTAATAACAAGAATACGAAATATGGTGTCAGATGTAGATAATATAGATGATTTAAATATTATTAAAGACATAATTACAAATCAAAGAAGATATTTAGCTCAAAAAAATGCTTTTGGATTAGTTAAAGGCGATAAAGTAAAAATTACAGGCTCAAATAAGATCGAAGAAGGTATTATAGAAAAAGTAAATAGAACTAGAGCTGTTGTTATGGTAGGGAATATAGGTTGGAATGTACCTTTTGAAATGATAAGAAAGATGGAGAAATAATGGAAAATATGGACAAATGGGAAGAAGTTCCTACTGAAGATTTATGGGAAGATGGTGAAATAGATTTTAAAAGTGTTGCATTAAAACTTTATGATCAAGTATGCATTTTAGGAAAATGGAAAATAATCAGGAGAAATAATGAAAAACTTAACTAAAAAATGGACTAAAACAGCAGAAAATGTTTTATTAGGAAGAAAAATTATAAAAGTAGAGTATATGTCAAGTGAAGAATGTAATGAATATATGTGGTATAAAAGACCTGTTACTTTCATATTAGATAATGGAACAAGAGTTATAACTATGCAAGATGATGAAGGCAACGATGGTGGTGTTTTAACTTGTCTAACAGAAAATAAAGAAGAAGTATTGCCTGTATTAGGTGTAAAAGATGAGTAAAATTAAAGAATATGCTCAAGATTTTCTAGATAATGGTGGTTATGACTTAGGATACCATGAAGATAATCTACCAGAAATAAAAGATATGCAAGAAATACTTAAATATGGTATTCCTATAGAACTTACGGGTATAAAAAGTGTAGGAGAAATTATCAAAATACATAAAATGGACACTGAAGAGTATTGGACAGGTGGTTTTCCTGAAGAAGATGAATATTATAGCAATTGTTGTGAAGTACATCCTTTAGGTGAAATCAGTTATGAAGAAAATGCTATCGGATTATGTTCTAAATGTAAAGAAATGGCTGTTTTCAGAACAAAGCTGGAGGAATAATGGATTATTGGGAAGAAAAAGCAGATATTTGGATAGAAAACAGCATAAAAGAAAATAAAATGGCTAAAAAATGTCAAAGTAAAGGAGAAAATGATGGAAAAATCAGTGGAAAAGTCGTCAGAACCAGAAATTGGGTCACCAGAATGGGTAAAAGATTGGATGCACAAAAGAAAAGTGTACAGAATGAGCAAAGCGCAATCGCTAAAAGATTTAGCCGCATATCTAAAAGATCTCGGATATAAATATATAAGGGTATGGTATGAAGGAGCTGGTGATAGTGGTGAATGTTTTCATGCAGAAGGTTGGAAAAAAGAAATAAATCTTGAAAAGAAAGATCATAGAGGTTGTTGGCCTGATACATATGAATCTAAACCTTGGAATCATAATAAAGAAGAAAATTTTGATGAATGGAAAGATATGACTAGAAATCAGAAAGATCTAGAAAATTCTTATAATTTATTTAGAAAGAATCACCCTGATCAAAATTTAAACTCTGAGTTACATTGGGAACTTGTAGAGCTTGTAGATTATGATTGGTATAATAATGAAGGTGGACAAGGTGAAGTTGTATGGGATTTAGAGAAAGAAGAATTCCGTGTAAGTGGTGAGCAAAACAGATATGCAGCTGTAGAAGTAAAAGAAACATACTTTATGGATGGTAAAGATCCTAAAACTTGGTATGGTGATGAGGTTTATGAAAGATGAAGTCAGTTCATCATTGTAAATCAAGTGTAAAATTATTTGGTGGTAGGGTCGGAGACTATCACCGAATACATGCATGGTTTGATGAAACAAAAGATCATTATGCTGATATTAGGCATAGAGCTTTAAGGCATCATACTCAAGGTATTAAAGAGTGTGAAATGAAATTTGGAATAGTAATCAATAACTCTGATGGTAAAAATATACCAGTACGTTCGATTGCAGAACAACATATAAGAGAGGATTTAGGATTCATTCCAACAGTTCAGGATTGGCTTAAAAATATCAAACCTACATCTTGGATGGCAAGTACCAAGAAAAATATTTTAAAGAAACACACTTTGATGTAAATGACGGGCCTAAGGCTAGCTTAATACCTTTAACAATTAGGCAAGGGACATACATCAAATAAGCGGAGGGAGTGGGTGTTATATGCTTGAA